ACCGCCGATACAAAGCGGGGTAAGTGGGTCTACTGGGGCTGGCTGAAGAATGTCGCCAAGAATGGAAGTATCCCGACGGGAGGAGATGAAGAACCTGTGGCTGAAGTAAAGACCGCTTTTGTAACGGCACCTAGTGGTTCGACTGTTAATCTGCGTGTCCGGGCCAACACATCCGCCGCACTTGTGGAACGGGTACCAATCGGTTCTATCGTAGAGGTTCTGGGTACTGGAAGCAAATGGTCAAAGGTAAAGTACGGCTCCATAACCGGATACATGATGGCTGAATTCCTGACAGTGCAGGAGCCTATAGTACCTGAACCGGAACCGGGATTGACTTTGGAGGAACGCGTTACCAGACTGGAACATCGGGTGGCGCAGATTGAACTGAATACAACTGGGGTTGGCTAATCACGGGGCTCTGTGGGGCATATGCTCTGCAGAGCCTTTTTTTGTAGAGAACATTTCCCTCAGACCACGAAGTTTTGGCCTTCTTGTGGACCATCTCTGGAGGTGATCCACATGACGAAGGATCAGCGGAAAACGATTGACAGCTTCCGCAACCAGGGAATGGGCTACAAACGAATCGCCGGTTTGATGGGCCTTCCCGAGAATACAGTGAAGTCCTACCTGCGGAGAAACGCGGTTCCGAGTGTGCCTGAAAGTACCCCACACCAGGTTACAGTACGGCCTGACAGCTCCACAGAAACACACAATTGCCTGCAGTGCGGGCAGCCTGTGACGCAGAACCCGGGCCGCAAGGAGAAGAAATTCTGCTCAGACAGATGCCGGAACGCATGGTGGAACGGGCATCTGGATCAGGTGAAACGTAAGGCGATATACAACTTCATATGCCCGGTCTGCCATAAAGAGTTTACAGCCTACGGGAAGCCTAATCGGAAGTACTGCTCCCATGCCTGCTATATCCGGGGACGGTTTGGGGGTGCGGAATGCGAATGAGCAATCAGGAGTTCCGCAACGAATACCTGTACGGTGTGACCATGGGACATATCCGGGGGATGCTGGAGAAAGGCCTGATAACAGAGGAAGAGTATCGAGAGGCAAACGACAGGATGCTAAAAAAATACAGCCCAGTTTCCGCTGGATTAATCTCGGAATCCGACTTGCTTTATCGGGGAAGCAGAGCGAACATGGGAGCCGGAAAGGAGGCTGGAAACGTTGAAAATCAAAAGGATTGAGCCTTCCGTCCCTGTGATACATGAACGGAAAAAGGTCGCAGCCTATGCCCGTGTTTCCGTGGACACCGCTCAGTTGATGCATTCGCTTTCGGCCCAGATCAGCTACTACAGCGAGCTGATCCAGCGAAACCCAGAATGGGAGTACGCAGGCGTGTATGCTGATGCCGGGATCACCGGCACAGACGCCAAGGTCAGACCGAAGTTCCAGCAGCTGATCGCCGACTGCGAAGCTGGGAAGATCGATATCATCCTGACGAAGAGCATCAGCCGGTTTGCCCGAAACACAGTCGACCTTCTGGAAACAGTGCGTCATCTGAAGGGGCTGGGTGTGGAGGTGCGATTTGAAAAGGAGAACGTGAACACCTTCACAGCCGACGGGGAGGTAATGCTCTCCATTCTCGCCAGTTTCGCTGAACAGGAGAGTGTCAGTCTTTCTCAGAACTTGAAGTGGGCTGTTCGCAAACGTTATGAACGTGGTGAAGTGCATGCTCACTTGAAGCTCTTCGGTTACCGTTGGGAAGGCGATCAACGGGTCATTATCCCGGAAGAGGCCGAAGCTGTCAGGTTCATCTTTGCAGAGTATCTGGCGGGCAAGTCTTTTCGAGAGATCGCCGCAGAACTGGATGCCCGGGGTGTGAAGGGAGTGCTTAAAAAAGAGCATTTTTCCGATCAGGTTGTCCGGCGCATGATCAGCAACGAGGAGTACACCGGCTGTCAAATCCTACAGCAGTCCTACGCCCACAAGCCCAGAAAGGTGAAGAGAAACAAGGGTGAGCTTCCCATGTACCGAATTGACGATCACCACGAGGCGATCATCGACAAAGAGACCTTCGACGCGGTTCAGCGGATGCGGAAGGAACGCGGAAAACTGAATCTTCATGAGCATCGGAAATGGAGTCCATATTCGGGGATGGTTCGCTGCGGCGAGTGTGGTGGCAGGGTGGATATGCACAGCACCGGGAAACAACAGTACCGCTACTGGATCTGCAGCAACCACAATGACACCTGCTTTAACAAAAACACAAGCGACAAGCTGATGCAGGCTGCTGTGGAGAGCGTTTTCGGTGAAGAACCTAACGACAAACAGCTGAAGCGGGAGGTTAAGCAGATTCTGATGTTCCGGGACAGGATTGAGCTTCTAATGAAGGACAGGAGGAAGATCACATGGCAAAAACAGTAAGGGTCATTCCGGCGACCATCAACCGGGTCACCATGGAGCCGATCAGCGCCACCACGAAACGGAAGGTTGCGGGATACGCTCGGGTGTCCACTGATCTGGAAGAACAGCAATCCAGCTACGAGGCTCAGGTCAGCTACTACACTGACTACATCCGGGGCCGGGATGATTGGGAGTTCGTGGACGTGTACACTGACGAAGGCATCAGCGCCACCAGCACTAAGCACCGGGAAGGTTTCCAGCGGATGGTGGAAGATGCACTGGATGGCAAGATCGACCTGATCGTAACCAAGTCCGTCAGCCGGTTCGCCAGAAACACAGTCGACTCCCTGAGCACCATCCGAAAGCTGAAGGAGCATGGGACGGAGGTCTACTTCGAGAAAGAAAACATCTGGACGTTCGATTCCAAGGGCGAGCTGCTCCTGACGATCATGTCCAGTCTGGCGCAGGAGGAAAGCCGGAGCATTTCTGAGAACGTACGCTGGGGTCAGCGTAAGAAGGCCGCCGATGGCAAGTACACCCTGCCCTTCGATCACTTCCTTGGGTATGACAAAGGCCCGGACGGTACTCCGGTGGTCAATAAAGAGCAAGCCGCCATTGTTCGGCGGATCTATGGGCTTTACCTGCAGGGGTACTCAGTGCTGAAAATCGCTAAAATCCTGACCGCCGATGGTATCCCGTCGCCTGCCGGAAAGAAGAAATGGAACGATCAGACAGTTCACAGCATCCTGACTAACGAAACCTACATGGGAGACAAGATCCTTCAGAAAACCTATTCCCTGGACTTCCTGCACAAGGAGCGGATCAGAAACAAGGGAGAGGTTCCAATGTATCATGTTGAGCAGGATCACGAGGCGATCATCCCGCCAGAAACCTTCCAGAGGGTTCAGGACGAGATGGAACGCCGCCGTAGCGGGCCGCATACCGGGGAGACCATCTTCTCCGGGAAGATCTTCTGCGGGGACTGCGGAAAGTTCTACGGCCCGAAGGTCTGGCACAGCAACGACAAGTACCGGAAGGTCATCTGGCAATGCGCTCACAAGTACCACGGACAGCGCACCTGCACCACACCACACGTTTACGAGGACTGGATCAAAGAAGCGTTCATTCAGGTCTGCAACAAGCTCGGCGACGGGCGAAATGAAGTGATCGGCAATCTCAGAGAGGTTCAGGCGATAATTGGGGGAACGGAGACCCTTGGTCAGCAAAAAGTCATTCTGCTCCGGGAACGGGATCACTATGCTGAGCTCCTACAAGACCTGATCGACCAGAACGCCCGGGTGGCGCAGGATCAGAAAGCCTACTCGGAACAGTACGATGCGCTTTACAAGCAGTACGCTGAAGCGGAGACGAAGCTGCAGGCGTTGGAAAAGTCCATCCAGAGCAAGGAAATGCGGCAGCGGCAAATCGCCGAGTTCATTGCCGCGGTGGAAGCCCTGCCGGAGACGGTCAGCGATTTCCAGAGCGACCTCTGGGCGACGCTGGTGGATCATGTAACGATCTACGGAAAGAAGGACGTGCGTTTCACCATGACGAACGGTGTGGAAATCACAGCATAAAAACGGCTGGAAGCCTTAAATCCTGCGCTTTGCAGGATTTTTCTTGTTGTATGGAGAATAAAAGAAGGATTCCCGTTTCCGTTGCGAATCGGCTGAAAGGAGTAATCCTTGACCATGGATAAGAAGCACTACAATGAGTTGGTAATGCTTTCTCAGGAGATCTATGATCAGGCATCAGATAGGCTGACCAATTACTGCGCCAGCAAATACTGTGGCGTGGGGAATGATAC